ATCAAAAACGCCGCGATGCGTTTTGGCGTAGCACTTGATCTATGGGGCGCGGATAGCAACGGTACGAGCGTAGAGTCGCCTTTCACTCTGCGCTCTGTACCACCGTTAACTCCGGTACAAACTACAAATCCAGAATTGGCAAACTTCCTGAATGAACAACGACCAGATGACCCACCGGCTATTGTGATACCGCCGGAGGGTGAGCCGTACTGCCAACATAATGCAATCGGTTGCCGTCAAATGAAAAGTGGCGTATCAGGCACAGGTAAGCCCTATGAAGGCTTATTCTGCACAAGACAGCCCTACCGTGAGCAGTGCACACCGATGAGCCTTGACGGAAGGCCGTGGAAGAAAACGTGAACGATAGACGACTATCACTATCAATAGGTGATCGTTTAATGGCAGAGCAGGCGGCTGTGCATTTCTTGGCCACGTCAACCGTCAAGCAAGAAGGTTATTCGTATGACCAAGGTTTCATAAAAAATGAAGAGAAAAAGAAAACATTGACGCTGGCCTACGCTGCCGAAATAGGGGTGGCAAAGAAGCTGAAAAAACAATGGAACGGTATGGACACGGGCAAGCGGATGGCTGACGTTGGCAACAACATCGAAGTGCGTTGGACATCAACCGATGCCGCAATTGTTTATGAGACCGACCGGGACACTGATTTGCTCTTCTTAGTCAAAGGCGCGACCATTGATGATCTTTACATCGCAGGGTTCATACCAATCAAGATGGCCAAGGTCGAAGCGTATAAACGAGAGCGTCCCGGTAAAGCTCTAACGTACTGGGTTCCGCTTGAGAAGTTATACACATACCTGCCCAATAACGGGGCTGTAACGACATTTATAGACAGGTTTACCCAATGGGTGTAGGAATTTACTCAGAAAAAACCATCGAGGCTCTACACCCAAGCTGAGGGGTTTTTAGGTAGTCTGGGTAAATAAGACCCGGTAGTGAAACCTAGGCGGTCACTATCGGGTCTTTTACTTGCGTGTCGCTTGCCAATGTCGGAGCCTTGGTCTAACTTCTGCACTGGTCGAAAGACTGGGGGCAGGAACTCCGACAGCGACAGGCGACGGGCAAGACCCAGACCGGCAAAGAGATCCTTCCGAACCACCATAAATATTTTTAATTTATGGGGGTTTGGGGGCATATTCTCCTTTAGCTCTAGGCTCTGGGCAATATAAAAAAACAAAAGCAAAAAAGATAAACTACCCACTTACCAAGCAAGTGAAGGGGTGGACTATGACACTCAATATCTCACTGTGTATCGGACAGGTAGAAACAGAATTGACAACAGATGAGGCTTTGTCATTTGACGCAATCGAATCAATACTTAACCGTAATGTGCAGGCACTCTTGGTAATGTTCAACTCATTGAGCAAGGAAGATCGAATCTACGCACTGGGATTGGATGCCGATGACGAGACGGATCAAGAAGAGGACGCCTAAGCATCAAAAACACTGCCTCACTTGCGATCGCATCTTAGACATCGAGCAATTCTCTTGGGCTAATCGCAAGGCAAACAAAAGACGACACCAGTGTAGGGATTGTCGCAATCAGCATCGATGGTTCTTGCGGCGTGTAGAATTAGATCGTGCAGAGCTGCTCCAACTGCAAGACGGCAAATGTGCCATTTGTAAAATCGATGCCGAAACGAGTCGCCTGTCAATCGATCACAATCATAAGACCCTCGAGATCCGGGGTCTGCTCTGCGCTGACTGCAACGTTGGCATCGCATACTTTGATGACAATCCCGAATACCTGATAAGAGCAGCCATCTATCTAATTGGAGGCCGAGATGCACAAGCAATTATTGATACCAATGCTGATGCTGACACTGACATTAAATACGACAGTGGAATATCAAAACTACGCAAGAAAACTGGTGACATACAAGGAGTTTCCTTGCCTAGTAGAGCTTTGGATGAAGGAGTCAAATTGGAGACCCGAGGCTAAGTCATCCACAAACGACTACGGCATACCACAGAGAAATATGCCAAGGCATACCAAACAACAGATCAAGAAGTTTAGATCGAACCCCGCGGCGCAGATTGAGTGGGGCGTGCGCTATATTAAGCACCGCTACGGATCCGCCTGCCTAGCCTTAAGGCATCATAATCGATGGAATTGGTATTAGGGGCAGATATGGATCTACGGGACAAGGTATCAATCGGTGTATGTTCACCGGGTCAATGGCACGCGATGTTTGCGACATCGATGATTGACATTGCACGCAGTCAGGCACAACTTGGTCAACTCATAAGTCTTGAAGGATCCGGTGTCATATCCCGTCTGCGCAATCAAGTAGTGTCAACGTTCCTAGAAAAGACAACGGATGAGTGGTTGTTACAAATAGACACAGATCAAATCATCACAGTCGATGCCTTCAAAAAGTTAATCAAGGCAGCTGATAAAGATGAGCGACCAATTGTTAGCGGCGTGGTACATGCAGGTTGGGAATCAGGTGAGATCTATCCAGAGCCTGTGCCATGCATATTTAAGATGGGTGCAGATGGTGAAGGCTTGTATGCACTGCATGAGTATCCCGAGGATAGCGTGGTCGAGATCGATGCAGCTGGTACGGGTTGCATCTTGGTACACCGCCGCGTGTGGGAAAAAATGCGCGACAAGGCAGATGTTGATCACGAGGCTGATAAGTGGTGCTGGTACAGGGATATGCCAATCAACGGTCACTGGGTTGGTGAAGATATATTCTGGTCAATAAGAGTTAAGGCGTTGGGTTACAAAATGTATGCGCATACAGGCGCGCAGTTATCACATCAACGTAGATACTGGATGAGCAAAGATCATCACACAGACTACGCACGATTTAATAAGTCTAGACATCAAAGCATTGAGCAGACGCTAGAAGTGGCGCAGACGTAGGCATATGTGCGCGTTTTTTTACAGCGGCAAGCGTGTGCGATACGCCGCGGTGTGCGTTCGTATCCCCCCCTTGTGGATAACCTAAAAAACTTGGTAACAATTTGTGACAAAATGGGTAGATAATGGCAAGCAAACCTAGATACACAAAAATATACAAACAAATAAAGAAAATTGCGCTTGCAACAAATCCGGTCTGTCACTGGTGCAAATTACGGCCAGCGACCACGCTTGATCACGTTCCACCGCTTGCCGAGTTTGACAATCCAGACCTGTGGCAAGGTCAGCTCTACCCGGCTTGCGGTCATTGCAACTATTCGAGGGGGGCAACCTATGGCAACCGAAAACGGAAAGCCGTCAGACGCAGCCGCACCTGGTAGGCGCAAGAGCGGCAGGCATACACGCGCTGTGCGGCGTATGCTCAAAGGTCGTACCGACATCGATGCGCTAACCAAGTCAACCTTGATGGGATTGACGAGTGCGTGGGATCGCATTGAAGAGTCCGGCAACAACATATCCAGCGTGCCAGCCATCTCAAAAGAGCTGCGTGAGATCTGGGCTAAGTTAGCACCGGCAGAATCTTTTGAGGATATATGGACACAATGACAGAGTGCCGACCTAGATGGGCTACCACGCGCGATGAATCTCTACCGAGCGATGGTCACAAATTGGCCAAGGTTGCAAACCTTATGGGCTTTGAATTGTTTGACTGGCAACGCCGTGTGGCAGATACAGCTCTTGAGCGCAGAGACGGTCACTATGTATTCCGCACGGTAGGGGCTAGTGTTGGCAGGCAAGGCGGCAAGAGCAAACTAATTGAAGTACGCATAGCCTTTGAACTATTACAAGCGCGCAAGCAAATTGCTTACACCGCACAAGACCGAGCAATGGCTAAACTGAAATGGCTAGAGCACGTCCAAAGTTTTGAGCGCACGCCACAGATTGCAAGGCAGATACACAAGATCAGTTACATCAACGGCTCTGAGCGGCTGTATATGAAGAACGGATCTAGCTACGGCATTGTCACGCCAAACGACAAAGGAGCACGAGGCCTTAGCCTCAACTTGATGGTGATTGATGAGGCTTTGACGCACCCATTGTCATTGCTTGCATCTTTGCAACCAACGCTGGCAACCCGGCGATCTGGTCAACTTTGGATTGTAAGCAACGCAGGCATACCGGGTCGGTCAGAATTATTGGAGCATTTTCGTACCGTGGCGCATACGCGCATAGATGACAGATCTACGCAGCTTGCATGGTTTGAGTGGTCGCCTTTACAAGACAAGTTTGACTATCTCGACGAGGGGGTATGGCGGGAAGCGATACCAACGCTAGGTCACACTAGTGGGGTCTTGTTAGACGCAGTGCGCGAGGCAGCCCATAGCAGCAGCCCAGAGATCTTTACAAAAGAGTGGTTGAACGTCTGGCCTGCCATTGAAGCGGTGCAAGTAATACCAACGGATCTATGGGATGGCTTAGCGCGCACCGACATTACAGTGGGCAAAGAAGTGGTTTTGGGCGTTGACATATCACCAGCCCGTGACAAATCTTCAATTGCCGTATCAGGGCTGGTTAGAGATATGACACCAGTAGAAATCGTAGAATCCAAGGATGGCGCAAACTGGGTACTAGATCGGGTCATCGAGATTGCAAAGAGATGGAACGCGCCTGTTGTCATCGATCAAGGCGCACCGGCCAGCAGCATGATTGGTCAACTAGAAAACGCAGGCATCACGATCATATCTTTGGGCTTACGCGATTATGCACGCGCTTGTGGCAGCTTTTATGACGCGGTGCAAGCAAGAACAATCTGCCACTTGGATGACCCAAACTTACGACAAGCAATCATCGGATCAAGCCGAAGGGCACTTGGCGACTCGTGGGCTTGGAGAAGGCACGATACAAACAACATCACACCATTAGTCGCGGCGACCTTGGCGCGATATGGAGTGATAAACAAACCAATAGAACAGCCGGTACAAAGGAGCAGAATATTTTGAAACCATTATTTACGGCCTTACAAGTCATCGGTGCATTACTCATCATCTATGGAGTAGCACTATTGAACACTACTTTTGCGATAGTATTAGCAGGCTCCTTTTGTCTGCTCTTTGGTATTGCTTTAGAACGAGGGGAACGAGATGCTAGGTAAGTTGCTCAAAAGAGGCATCCAACCATCGGTTGTCTATACAGCCGCCGGGTACGTTGACTCACTTGGTCGAGTTGGTAGAGCCTTTCAAAGTAACTGGTCTGGTACTTATGTAGATACAAACACCACGCTTGGCGTGCCTGCGATGTATCGAGGCACGACATTGATTGCAGATGCAATCGGAGCTTTAGATCTCAATGCTTATCGCAGAGGCCGTGAAGTAACACCGTGCCCAAAAATACTAGAACGACCAGTGCCAACAGAGACACGCATGGCAACAATCAGTGCGATGGCAGCTGCTCTTATCTTGGATGGTAATTACTACGCGGTCTTAGGTGAGCCAGAGGATAACGGTCTGCCGTCACAGTTTTATCCAGTAGCAGTCGATCGTGTCAACATTAAAGAAGAGCGCGGCAGGTTGATCTATCGCATCGATGCCACAGATTACGCAGCAACAGAAATCTTGCACATCAAGAACTTCTGTCTGCCCGGTGATTACTACGGACGCGGCGTTGTCAATATGCAACGACAAGCAATCGGTAAAGCGATTGCAATTAACGAGTACACTGCAAGTTACTTTAACGGCGGCGTTAATCCCACAGCTGTCATCAAATCTGCCAATCCAGACTTGACGCAAGAAGAAGCAGATGCGCTCAAGTCTCAATGGCTACAAATGTATAGTGGCAGAAATCGCGCACCTGCGGTACTTAATTCTAGTACCGAATTTGAAGTCTTATCAGGCAATGCTCAAGAATCGCAGATGGTCGAGACGCAAGTGCAGAGCCTCACAGATGCAGCCAACATATTAGGCTTGCCAAGTTATTATTTAGGCGCACCGAACGCATCGCGCACTTATAGCAACGTGGAACAAGAAAACCTACAACTTGTACGCTGGTCAATCCAACCAATCGCAGAGCGCATTGAGCAATCACTATCGGATCTTTTAGTGCGTGGTCAGGTAGCAAGATTTGACTACGACACATTGCTACGGACAGATACCAAGTCAAGATTCGAGGCATATCAGATTGGTATCGCCAACGCCTTCTTGACACCAGATGAGGTAAGAGATATGGAAAACCGTGACCCGATCAATCCAGTCGATGATATGCCCATCGATCTTGACGATGACTTTGCGGATGATATAGAAGAGGGTGAAGAAGAAAATGACGAGTAATGAGCAGCGCGTGTTTGCGCTTGACCTGCAAGTACGCACCGATGGCGATGGTCGCACCATCTATGGCATGGCCGTGCCCTATGACAAAGAACAACGCATCGATGGTGGTACTACTGAGGTATTTCGTAAGGGCGCGTTTGCCGATGTCATCAAGGCGGCGCATCGTGTCAAGCTGCTACGCAATCACGATATGAAAAACCCGATTGGACGTGCAACGTTATTGCGTGAAACCGATGAAGGTCTTTATGCAGAGTTTAAGATAAGCAAGACGCGTGAAGGCGATGATGCCTTGGAGCTTGTCAAGGATGGCGCGCTCGATCATCTGTCGATTGGCTTCCAACCCTTGAAGAATCGCAAGCGCAGCGATGGTGTGATTGAACGGATCAAGGCTCATCTAGCTGAGGTATCGCTGGTGACTTTTGGTGCGTATGGTGATATGGCTGCCGTGACAGGCGTGCGGGAAGAGGTCATAGCACCTACGCCAAAACTCGACAATGCAAAGGCGATCCTCCGTGCCTTACAGCGTAGTTAATGATCATCCAGACTGTGACGGCTTTGCAGTCGTAAAGGATCTTGGCAACGAATTGATGGGTTGCCATAGAACAAAAACGCAGGCCGAGGCGCAACTGACTGCGCTCAACATCGCAGAATATGGCGATCGTCAGCTGCCGCCAAACTATCGACCAGCATCAAGTGAAGATGTGCCAGAGGGTCGCAACTGTGGCAACTGCCTATATAACGAAAACGGCTACTGCACTTTATGGGATGCCAACATCCGCGCCAACTACTACTGCAATCGATGGGCATCAAATCAAGGTTTGCGAGCTGATGCGCCTGCGCCAAAAAAGGATCAGATTAGCGGCAGCGATAAGAACAAGCCCGGATCGGCGGCAACGCAAGGCGGAGGCATCACCATCAATGCTGCAACTACAAAAGCATTGCAGACAAAAGCCGATGATCATAATGAGGATATGCGCAAGCGCGGCAGGCCGTCTTGGACACGAGTACGAGTTGGCGCGCTCAAGGCTGTGTATCGCAGAGGGGCTGGTGCATACTCGACATCACATCGTCCGGGTATTGGTAGGGCACAATGGGCGATGGCAAGAGTCAATGCCTTCTTGTATCTAGCACGCACAGGATCGCCGAAAAACAAAGCCTATGTAGGCGACAATGACCTGCTCAACTCTGGTCATCCAAGATATAGCAAGAAAAAACAAGAGCGGCAACAGAGTTATGAGCCAACAGCTGCAATGAAGTCTGAAGCCCAGCGTGGACTTGATTGGCGGCGTGAGTTTGGCAGGGGCGGCACAGCGGTTGGCATTGCAAGAGCGCGCGACATCGTAAGCGGCAAGAGTATGCCGATTGCAACTGTCTTGAGGATGCGATCTTTTTTTGCAAGGCATGAAGTCGATAAAGAGGCTGAGGGTTTTAGACCCGGTGAGGATGGCTATCCAAGCAACGGTCGCATTGCTTGGTCACTATGGGGCGGCGATGCTGGCAAGAGATGGGCAGATGCAATAGCGGCACGTCAAGATGATCGTATGCACAAAGCTCTTGACATCTTACACGCGCTCAAAAATTTATAGTATTATTCTCACGTCAAAGAACACCTTGATGCGGCGCAGTAACACCTTGCAATAGCAACACCTTGCGCGCCTAGTTCAACACCTTCTTGTCCGATTGCCCAAACAAGGAGGAACAATGGCAAACGCATTTTTAGAATCTTTGCGTGAAAAACGTGACGCAAAGACCGCACTCATCGCAAACATTGTGGATCGTGCTGCGGAAGAAGTACGCGACATCACCGAAGTAGAGCTGGCAAATGTCGAGGCTCTAAACCTAGAGGTCAAGAAGCTCGATGAAAGAATTGAGCAGATGTCAGACATCGAACTACGCAACGCCAAGGCAGCAGATCTAGCAGCCAAGGTAGATGCAAACAAGCCAATCGAGAAGCGCGTAGAGCAGGTCAAGGTCACAAATGAGCCATTGACTTACCACACACGCTCAGAGCACAGCTTCTTATCAGATGCAGTAAAGGATTTCTTCAATACTGACATCGAAGCAAGTGACCGCATCCGCCGTCACCAGAAAGAAATGACCTTTGAGTATCGCGCAACTTCAACTGGCGACTTTTCCGGTCTTGTCGTACCACAGTACCTAGTCGATCTATACGCGCCAAAACTACGCGCAGGTCGTCCCTTTGCCGATGCTTCACGCAAGCACGCACTACCAGCACAGGGTATGTCAGTGGTCTTGTCACTTATTGGCACTGGTACAAACGTAGCTGCACAGACATCACAGAACACCGCAGCTGTATCTCAAGATCCAGCAGACAGCTCATTGACCATCAACGTCAACACTGTCGCAGGTCAGAACAGCGTTAGCAAGCAAGCCTTACTGCGCGGTTATCAGCTTGAGTCAATCATCTTGCAGGATCTCATCCGTGCATACAACACAAAGATTGATGACTTGATCATCAATGGCACTGGTTCAAATGGTCAACCACTTGGCATCCAGAATATGACCACAGGCATCTTGGTCACTTTCACATCGACCTCACCTACGGTGGCAGGCTTGTATCCAAAGATTGCAGATGCAATTCAACAAATCCAAAGCAACGTGTTTGCAACACCAAATGCAGTAATAATGCACCCACGTCGCCTTGGAATGCTATTAGCTGGTTTGGACAGTCAGAATCGTCCACTCGTTTTGCCAACTGCATACAACCCAGTTAACTCAATGAGCACTGGTGATGGTTATCCAAACTACGGCACGAACTCTGGTTACTCAATCCTTGGTCTGCCAATCATCACTGATGCAAACCTTTCGACAAGTCTTGGAGCGTCAACAAATCAAGACAGCATCCACGTTGTCGATCTCAATGAGTCCCACCTATTCGAGCAGGCAGGTCAACCAACCTATGTCAGCTTCGAAGAGCCAAACGGCAAGGTTGCACTCAACATCGTGCTATTCGGCTTCATGGCCTATACAAGTTTGCGCTATCCGAAAGCCTTTGCCCAGATCAATGGCACTGGCTTGGTAACGCCAAGCTTCTAGTACGGAATAACTATCTGGGCAGCCTTGAAACTGCCCAGTGGTTATACCCACAGATGATCTTTTTCAGGAGCGTGTTATTTATGAAGATGTGGAGCGTCTGCATAACAGGATGCGCTCAATTGCTACCTGTCCCTAGCGCAAAGGATCATCTGTGGCTATAACTAACGGTTACACAACACTTGCAAATCAGAAAACGTTTTTGTCAATCACCGACAGCACCGATGACACGCTGCTCGAAAATCTGATTGAAAGCGCATCGCGCAGCATTGATCGCATCGCCAATCGCCGCTTCTATGCCGACAGCACTGCCTCAGCTCGTACTTATCGGGCATACTCCAATATCTACGTCTTTGTCGATGACATTAGCTCAACCACTGGGCTAGTCGTCAAGACTGACGATGATGGTGACGGCACGTTTGAAACGACCTTGACCATTACAACAGATTTCATCGTCGAACCGATGACTGCGATCGCCAAAGATCGACCCATCACACAGCTCACAATCGTCAACACATCAAAATCATTTCCAATCTTTCCGGGCATCTTTAGCAATGGTTTGCGTCCGGGCGTGGAGGTGACTGCCAGGTGGGGCTTTCCATCTGTGCCAGATGACATCGAGGTCGCAACACAGATACTCACAGCTGATCTATACAAACGCAAAGACTCACCGGGCGGCGTACTTGGACTTGGAGATCTAGGCGCAATCCGTATGACACCGCTTGGCCGGGATGTCACTGCAATGGTGCGTGCATATCGGAAAGAAGTGGCTGCCTAGTGGTTCCATCGACTGTGCGCACAAATCTCAAGACCAGATTGGCAACCATATCTGGACTCAAGACCTATGACCACATCCCCGACTCGGTGAACGTGCCAGCTGCGGTTGTCGGTCAGCTCGACCTAACTTTTGACGCTGCACTAAATCGCGGCCTTGACACTGCAAACTGCACGGTCTTGCTCATCGTGGGACGGATGAGTGAAACGGCAGGGCAGGCAAAGCTCGATGGCTATCTAGCAGGGTCAGGATCTTCTTCGGTAAAAGCCGCAATCGAAGGCGATGTAACACTCAGCGGCGCAGTACAAACGCTACGAGTCATAGCGGCAACCGCCGGATCTGTGACCGTGGCGGGTAATGACTATCTAGCGTACCGATACACGCTAGAACTGATGGGCTAACAAAGGAGCAAACATGGCCATCTTTATGGGAAACAAAGTGCACGTCAAGGCTGGCTCAACCACAATCACCACGTTTGTGAGCACCGTCAGTCTCAGCCGTGAAATAGACGCAGTTGAGATCACTGCGATGACCGATACAGTACAAAACTTAATCGGTGGCATCGAGCGTCCAAGTGTGTCAATCGAGGTCTATAACGACTTTGCAGCATCATCCGTCAACAGCATCTTTGAGGATGCTCTTGGCTCAAAATTGGCATTAGAACTCATCCCAGTGAGCGGAACGGTGTCATCTACCAATCCACGCTATTCGATGTCAGTGCTAGTCGCACAATGGCAACCAATCAACGGATTGCAAGATGTCGCAACAGCGTCAATCACACTGCCTGTAACAGCACTGACAAAGGCAACCAGCTAATCAAAAGAATAGGGGACAAACAATGGCTACAACCAAGATCAAACTGGTAAAGAAGGACGGCAAAGAGCTGCTGTACGACTTAACGCCATCCGCCAAAGTTGCGTTTGAAGCGCAGCATCAGGTCGGGTGGCGTAGGCGCATCATCGATGAGCAGCGTGAGACGGATCTATGGTGGTTTGCACACTTCTTGCAAAAGCAAGTTGGCGATACCACCATTGCAGAATTGAATACGGAGTGGCTGAACCAATTTTCTGACATCGATCTGGTGGTCGATACAAAAAATGGATAGACCGACACGGTGACATCTGGGAAGTGGCATCGATGTCGGTGGCTACTGGCATACCGCCAAACGAATTGCTTGGCTGTGAGCCAGCCGTCTATGCGGCAATAAGGGCGATTCTGATTGAGCGGGCAAATAGCCGAAAGGCTATGAGCACAAAGAGGAGGCGGTGACAATGGCAATGGAGCGTGGCAAGAGCGTCCTCGTAGAAGATTTTGATGCACTTGTAAAAGACTTAAAAAAATTAGATCCGCAACTACGCAAAGATTTTGACAAAGCCTTAAAAATCGCAGCCAAACCTTTGGTTGACAAAGCCAGATCCTTTGTGCCTAGTGAGATACGAAGTAAAAGCGGCAGGGTAATCATAAGAACTATTGCGCCGACCTACACCAGTCCATCGTGGGTAAACGACGAAATCCATCGTGACAAAAGAAAAAGGTGGGTCTGGAGTGAAGGTGAGGTGCGAAGAGGTATTAAGGTCACAAAGATAACGAAGAACAAAGTTCCTGTTGGTTACAACAAGGTAGCAACTGCGGCTTTAGCCGTGGTCAATCGGTCTGCAATTGGTAGTATCTTTGAGTTAGCCGGTAAAGGCAAATCTGCGTCACAAGCAAGAACGATACGCAAATCACGAAATCCAAAAGCGCGTGAAGATTTCGTAAGTGCCCTTGCAAGCAACTATCCAGTCGCCGGTGAGAGTGCCGCTGGCCGCTTGGTTTATCGAGCAGAGGCCATTGCCGGTCTGTCGGTGCGTGAGGCGGTTGCAAAGGTAATTGATGAGCGTTTAAAAAAGTTTGTAAGGGGACAATCGTGACGTTGAAGCGTGAGGTTGCCGTCGATCTTGTTACCCGGTTGAAAGATAAGGGTTTCAAGGATCTAGAAAAATCAACCAAGAAGTCTGACAAAATTCTTGGCGGTCTTGGCAAAAAACTTCTAGCTGTCTTTAGCGTCACTGCAATAACGGCTTATGGCAAAGCCTCAGTGAAGGCGTTTTTGGAAGAAGAGAAGGCAGTACGCCGTCTTAATATCGCTCTAGAAAACACAGCGCAAGGCGTCAAGGCTCTGGCAGCCGAGGATTTCATAAGCAATCTGCAACGCACAGCACGGGTAGCAGACGATGAACTAAGACCTGCATTGACCACTCTGATCAATGCGGGCATTGACTTCGAGCAATCACAAAAATTACTTAAGACCGCACTAGATGTATCAGCCGGATCTGGTAAAGATTTACAATCAGTTACGGTGGGCTTGAGCCGTGCCTTTAACGGCAACAATACGGCACTAAGTAGGCTCAATCTTGGACTTACAAAAGCGCAACTTACAGCTGCATCATTCGATGACATAATTGCGCTGGTCACTGCAAAGTTTTCCGGTCAGGCAGATGCAGCAGCGCAAACATACGCAGGCCGTTTGGCTGCCATAGACATCGCTGCCGATGAAGCCAAAGAAACTATTGGTCAAGGATTGGTCAAGGCCTTAGATCTTGCAGCTGGTAGCTCAGCCGGAGCCGAGACTGCCTTGGCGGGCGTATCTACGAAATTGTCAGAAATATTTGTAGGCATTGGGGCAATAGTAGGTGAGACACGCTCTGGTGGACTACCCGGATACTTTAATTTAGTCAAAGAAGCGGCGCAGGCGGCAGTCAAAAACGGTCTTAATCCATTTGCGGCAGCCGTAGATTTTTTTACAGGTAAGGGCAAAGCTGCCGTAAGTGGTACGCCATTTTTGGATTCAATTAAGAAAGCGATTGACGCGCAGAAGCGTGCGGCGGAACTCCAAAAGATACTGGCCAGTATAAACGCAAAGATACAAGAACAAACCAGAAAATCTGACGCTGACAAAAAGCGCAGTGACGCGGTTGAGAAACTACGCAAGACAATCCAATTCAAGTTTGACATCGAGGCAATCAATCAACAGGCCGCGTTGCGCCGTAATTTATCGACCTCAGACAAAGATCGACTACTGCAACTTATCGCCCTCAAGAACGCTGATTATCAAGATGATGAAGAGGCCATAAAGACCCTCACAGCAGCAACAAAAGGCCGCTATACCGAGGCGATGGCACTGGAACAGATGTATGCCTTGCTCAAAGCGGCTGGTTTTGCATCCGATAAGGCAGCCATCGAGGGGCTTACAAAGTTGGATCCAAGAATTAAATTTAGTGACAACCTTGCCGATATTCGGAAAGCCTTAGAAGATTTGATCAAAGGTCAATACGAAATAAACATCAAGGTAAATATGCCGAACATACAGATTCCAAGCACCCCAAGTGTGCCAACCCCAAGACCTGCAAACCCGCAAATACCAAGGTTGCCCAGAGGCCCGGGTTTCACTTTGATACCACCGGGTACATCGCCGGAGGTTTTTGACAGAGATGTGCCGATAGTGCCAAACATACCAACGGTCATACCGCCAGTGATAAGCGGACAAACGTCAGTATTAGATCGTCTGGACGCAACACCGACCAGCCCGGGTTTTACTGGTCGAATACCTTTTGGTACAGATCCAAGCGTGATCGTCAACGTCAACGTCGACGGCTCCGTCATTGCGCAAAACGATTTAGTGCAAACAATCACTGATGCTGTATATCAATCGCAGCGCACAGGCAATCCACTGTTGTTAAGTGAGATCTAATGCCAGCCGGAGCAGTTTTCAAGTGCACCATTGATTTCTCAAACGGAGCTTCATTTGACCCTGCCTTAATACTTGACAATCCTGCAACGCCACTTGATGCATCGGTGCTGGCGGATGCCGCAAGTGACACGCTTGATGTCAGTCAATTTGTCTTATCTGCACAGATACGGCGTGCCTACAATCGCACAGCTGACAGCTTTACAGCTGGCACTGCAACGGTAAGATTGGTTGATCAAACGGGGTTATTCAATCCAGCTAACGCATCGGGTAGTCTTTTTGGCAAGATCCTACCGATGCGTAAGATTATCTTTGACGGTGTATTTGATGGGACTACATACGCTTTGGGTGCGATGTATATCCAAAGCTGGAAGTACACCAGCCCGACAGGCTTTGACCCTGCCTATGTAGATTTGACATGCGTAGATGGCTTTCAGCTTCTCAACTTGGCTGGTATCACCACGGTATCAGGCGGCAGTGCCGGACAGACCACAGCCGAACGCATCACAAGTCTTTTAGATGCAGGCGATTGGCCGGGTGGTATGCGTGACATTTCAACCACCGCTACGACAACCGTGCAAGCCGATGCAGGTGGCTCACGCAGCACACTGAGTGCGTGCCAAGTCGTTGAGGCCACAGAGCTAGGAGCATTTTTTATCAATCAACAGGGGTATGCCAAGTTTTTGAGCCGAAATGACATCATCACTCTGTCAGGTGGCGCGCAGACAACTTTCAGCGATACAGGCGCAGCAGGCACGGTCAAATACCAACGAGTCTCATTTGACCTGTCAGATTTTGGTCTTGTCAATCAATGCACGGTCACGCGCACTGGTGGGACAGCACAGACAGACAGTGATGCCAGCAGCATCTCAACTTTTTTTACTCATAGTCGCAATCGGTCATCTATTGCGCAGACAGATGCCGATGCGCTCAGCCAAGCGCAGATGATCATCGCCAGCCGCAAAGAGGTTGGCAACGATCTGCGTATGGAATCGTTGACAATTGATGCAAAGGATGGCAGCGACAGCGCAAGGGTCGAGGCAGCCTTGGATCTTGACGTGTTTTCACCTGTCAAGGTCATACAAACGCTAGAAGGCGGCACAGTCACTAGCAATACGATTATCACTGGTGTGGGTTATGACATCACACCCAACTCGTTTTTTACTACCTTTACCACGGCGCAACCTTTTGCATCAGGTTTTTTGCTAGACTCATCCGTGGATGGCCTGCTCGATGAAGATTCGTTGGCATATTAAGGAGCATTGATGGCAAAGCAAACCTTTACAACCGGGCAGGTACTTACCGCCGCGCAAGTCAATTCTCTGCAATCAAACGATTTTAATCAGACCGTAAGCGTAAAGACTGCGGCATACACTTTAGTGGCAGCCGATAAAGGCACACGCATTGAATTTAACACTAGCGGATCTGTGACTTGCACTGTCAATACAGGCTTATTCGATGCAGGCGATACTCTTGTCATACAAAATCGTGGAGTTGGTGTTGTAACGGTGACAGCAGGCACAGCGACCGTCAATACAAGCGCAACGCTGGCACTATCACAGTATGACGCTGGAACGCTGTATTTTATATCCGCAAGTGCGGCCATATTTTTCAACACAGATGCAGGCGGCGGATCTCCACTTACAACAAAAGGCGATCTGTATGGCTTTAGCACTGTTGACGCTCGAATCCCCATTGGCGCAAATAACACAGTCTTGACAGCCGACTCCACGGAAAGTCTTGGACTGAAATGGGCTGCGGCTTCAAGCGGTGCATTAACGAAAATAAATCGCTCAACTTTTTCGGGTGTGTCAAGTGGTTCAATTAGTAATTGCTTTAGCGCAACCTATGACAACTATTTAATTATTTTTGCGGATTTTGTTAATTCAACTGGTGATTGCAATTTCGATTTCTTTTTGCGAACTGGTTCCACAAATGCTACTGCTAATTATCTTGGCACTTACTACGACAATAATGCCGGAACAGTTAGCGGATTCACTCTAACCAGCAAACTTGGAGTTGGTTTTCACAATACCAATAAAGGTGGTGGTCATCTTTGGTTACAAAGTCCGTTTTTAACTAGGGCAACCACTTATCAACAATCGATGTCTGGATCTAACTTTCCGAGAATTGGTGGTGGTGTGCATACCAGCGCCACAAGTTTTGAGAGTTTTGGATTTACAATAAGCGCAGCAACGAGTTCAGGAGAAATAACGGTTTATGGTCTCTCAATCTAACGACATTCAAATTGATGTTAACGCCGAAACGGGTGAAATATCCGAGCGTCCATTAACACAAAAAGAACAAGAGCAACTAAATATTAGTCGCATTGAGTTTGAAGCCGAAAAAGCACAAAGGGCAGAAAAAGCGGTCAAACGAATCGCAGCGCTAGCCAAACTTGAAGCACTTGGACTCGATGAGGATGACCT